CTAACCCTAAAATGTATAAATGGATTATTGCAATCTTATTTAATTCTTGTAACATCGATTGTTGTATCCTATTGATTGTTCTTGCGAATCTAATATCTTGTAACGCTAAGTTCTTCCCATCACCAGTTGCCTCCTCGAAACCTAAAAACGGTTTAGGTACTCTAAGAGCAGTAAATAATTTCTTCTGTAGATACTGAATATCTGCAATCTCTGAAAGGTTAGTTGCACCTGGTAAGGTATCTATAGGACTAGGTGCGTTTGGATCTCTTACAGGGATAAAATAATCTTGATCCTGAGCCATTTGATTATACCTAGTATCTATCTGCCCAGTTTTTTCGTCTATAACAGGACTCCTTTTAAAATTATTAGCAATTTTTTGTACATATGAAGGAACATCTGCTTCATCAATGTTACCTACGAATATTTTAAAGATTCTTCTTTCTGGTGCTCTTGTAACTCTGTAAATTAACATAGCATCTTCAGAAAGTAATAATTGTTTCCATATACGTCTAGCCTTTTCTAACATAGAAGTACCATAAGGTAATCTTCTGTCATCACCTAATAGTCTAAAGTGTGCAACCTGCCACGCATTAAATTCAATATCTCTCTGACCCCAAACAAACTTAACTGGGTTAAAACTATCTTCTTCAGCATTTACCGAATTTGCACCAAAACCTTCATTATCTTTTCTAGTGATTTCTATATTTGGTAGTTGTTTAACACCTGTTATACCTTCCTCACTATCAATATTTAAAAATAAAAAATTATCACCATATTTACATGTGTTTCTTGTCCACATAGGTAATGAAGTGTGTATATCTAATCTGTTGAAGAATAAGTCTTCCAACACCCTTCTAACTCTTTTACTTTCTGAAAATATGTTTATCACTTTATTTTCAGGATTTAAGGTTGTCGACTCCTCCATCATTATATCTAATGCTGCCGCAATTTCAGGGAAAAATTCCATACCCTCAAAATCTGCATATGAAGCTAACCTTGTTGTTTCATAATATATAGAGTGTTGATAAATCTCGTTATCAACCTTTTGCCACATTCCTGATAAATATTTATCTTGTTGTAGTTTTAGTTTTTCATAGTCATATTCTTCTTTTGACTTAGTTTTTAATAACTCTTTATCGTTTATAGAATATCGAGACTTATTATCGGGTCTTTTTATTTCCGGTCCAAATAAGTTGTTTAACTGTTGGAATATAGTTTTTCTAGCCATTTTATAAGTATAATGTTTATTTTATAATAATAAATATCAAAAAATATTAAAAGTTATTTAATACCAAATAACCAATTATATTCACCATTATCATTATTATTATTATTCTGTTGTTGGGGTTCATAGGTGGGGGTATTACTATAAAATGGATTTGTAAAACTTTTATTCACATCATTCGATAAATTAGTATTAACCCACCCTTCTAACATTGCCTTTGTTTGTTTTTCTATTGTCTCTAATTTTTTAAATGTTGTTTGTACCACAAAAAGTGGCATCGCCAAAGCCATAATAATATCATCATGAAAACCATCTTGATGATCTGGCCTACCATTTCTATATACAAAAGTTTTTAATTCAGAAATTAACCTAACCGATCTTATTATGGTTTTATTTTCTCTAATATGTTCTTCTAAATCACTAACCATTTGCAACCTACTACTTCCAACATTAAATCCAGGAACTTTATCACCTTGTTTATATACACTTTTTGCATATTTTTCACTTAGTTTTCTATTTTTAGGGTCGTCATAGTGTAAGTGATTATACCCCATTTCTAATAACTTCATAACAGTAGATACTCCCATACCACCTGTTATATCTACGACAGTGTAAGCTTGATATAGGTTACCGTATTTATATACAATTTCTGCCAATAAATCTGGAGGTAATTTATGTTTGAATTCCGCAACCTGTTCTAACCCATCAAAATCTAATATTACAATAGTGGAACTATCTTTACCATCCCCTCTAGAAACATCAACGCCCATAATATATTTGTGACCCACCTCTGGTTCTTTCCATATCCACATAGACTTCTCCATTTCAGCTTTATACTTAGGTTCCATAACATAATTTGTGTTCTGATAATCCACATACTCATCATCAACTACGTTACCACCTGAAGAAACAAATGATACGTCTAATTCTTGCGCAATTTGTTTCTTATCACCATTCATATCTCTACACATCTCCTCATACCAATGTGAAGTTGCCTTCCAACCATCTTTTTCCATAACACCGTAGTCTTCAATATGTGTACTATCCGTTTCATACGTTTTACCACTGTATTCCCACCTTAATTTATCTCTACCGATACTATCACATACAATTACCTCATCTTCTCCTCTTAACCAACTTAAGTGTCTATTATATCTAATATCCTCATACCACCTCATTTCAATGATATTGAAATTATTATCACCTTTTTTAGCGTTGTCATATGTTTTATAATATAATGCGTCTTGACCGTTAGGTGTTGATATTAACGTAACCTTACCACCTGTACCCAAAGAGGTTAGTGCTGCACCAAATACTTCAGCACCGTTATCGATAAAAGCTGCCTCATCCATCACTAAGAATGTAGGGGTATATCCCCTTAGTGCATCTTTTGATGTTGCCAATGCCTTAACTTCACATTTAGTAGACTTAGTTTTTATATGTCCTTTAGCTTCAATATCTAAATAAGATTCACCTTCTCCAATCCCCCACACCCATTCAGGTATTTGATCGGTAAAGTCTTTAATTTTTTTAAGAAATTCCTGAGCCAATGTTTGTTTATTCGCCAGCACCAAAATTTTCCAAGGGTTATTTGGGTCACAAAATGCAATTTTTATTGCAATATAGGCTGCGGTTGTAGTAGATACACCAGCCTGTCTTGGTTTAGTAACTATATTCCGATTATTTTCTTCGTAAGACTTAATTATTTGTTTTTGTTTGTAAAATAACTTAAACGGTACAAACCCCTTTTGAGTTAAATCATATGTTTTTAAAAATGTCTCAACTGCATATATAGGATCACCTAAACATTTAGCAAATATTTTTAATTTTTCATTTCTATCCATAATATTATATTTAAAACGCTACTACTCTACCCTCTTCCCAAGATTCATAATTGGGTCCTAGTTTATATGTTACATTAGAACCACCACCTACTTTTTCTATAATACCAGAATGATTAGCAGCTGCCCAAAAATGTGAATATTGTCCACCAGAATAATGTGACCCTATATAATCTAAAAAACCTCTCTTTGTTTTTTTTATGTCACTTATATCTTTCATATAATTTATTAAGTCCCTAATCATACTATCATCTTTTCTATTAAAACTATACCCCATATGTTTAGATATTAAAGTTATCCCATTTTTATTAGCAATTTCTTTTGCTGTATCATCTACTTTAGGGTCATGTGATTTTCTGTTAAGTATGGATAATCTTTTTATTGACTCTATTGGGTCATAAGTTTTTACAATATATTTAATCATATCATCCGAAAATCTATCGAGATGTCTTTGAATCTCCCTTAATAATTCATTTTCCCCATATACTGTCATTAAAGTATAAAATCTATAAAATAACGTATGTAAATTATTGTACTTTTGTTCAGGTGTTCCCATATTTAATATTTTTTCATACTCAGTGAACAATATATAACTAAAAATGTCAACTACTGTAAAATCATTCGGTAATTTTTGAAATTGTTGTTTATCTCTAAAATCCATTAAATGGTTAGAACGAGAAAGTACGATATTATATAATTTTTTATTATTCATAACATCTTCAATATTAAGACCATATACATTAAAAAATAAATTAAAAAACTCCGCCAAACCCTCTCTTGATTGATTAAATCGTTTAGAATCACTTTTAAATAAATCTACAATAGAATCCACGTTTAAGTTATTTCTACTCCAAGTGGCTTCTTTAATTAATTTACTATATTGTCTCTCTGTTAGTTTAATCTTCATTTTAAATATTTTCTTGTATATTATAATTAAAATTTTCCTCAGTTTTTGTTGAGTCTGGATAAAAATAACTCATATCTGGAGCACTTAGCTCTTCATATTCATCTTCTAAAACTTCTGATAACATACTTATGTAATCGGAATAATATTCTCCCGGCATTTCAGATCGTACCTCAATTGAAGAAATCATATTTTTATAAAATATATCGGTAATATCAAAACGTAACACCTGACCTTTAATACTACCCTCTTTGTCTTTAATCTCCTCCCACTTACCTTCAGAACCTAAAAACCCTTCTATTTCATCTTTAAAATTACCGAACAATTCATTTTCACCAGTCTGTTCATACGCCCATCTGTATTGACTTGTTAATTCACTACGTAAATCATTAAAAATATCTTCTTCGTCTATTAATCTTAATATGGTTTCAGTGTCGTTTACCATATCTTCTGTTAATATATAACCATGTTCATCATCCATAGAAAACTGACTCATTTCTTGTCCAATAAAATCATGTTCTTTAATATGATCTTTTATATGGGTTATAGATTTTTCATTAAGGTTATCAACAACATCACTTTCCCAATCAACGTCAAAATAACCATATAATTCAGCCCAATCTTCACCCAACACACTTTCAACCGTACTTTGATCACCTTGTCTAAACAACATCGTAAACTCGTCCCAATTATCAACTATTAAATAAACCCTATCCCCTTTTTTTTCTACATCGTTAAAAGTTTGTGGGAAAACATGTTCATCTTTTATATATTTATCAAACCATCCAGTATTTTCTAATAAGTTTACAATATCATTACCATAATACTTACTTCTTAAGTCATCAAACTCAATATACTCTAATGGGTTATCACCAATATCTAATAAATACTCAAATATAATACCTTCCGCATCAAGTTCTGTGATATTAAAATCACCAATCATAATATATGGTAACGTTTTTAATTTATCTTCCCAAACAAGATCATCCTTTTCAAGTTCTGATTCACTTAATTCATAGTTCAAAAATTTAAAAACGCTGTCTTTAAATTTTTTATATTTATTTATGTCTATATATTCTAATAAAATATTTTTTATTGTTTCATTCATCTTACATATAAATACTTACTACAAATAAAAAATCCCACTTTTGGTGGGATTATATATTTTTATCAATTACAAAAATTACATATATTTATGTAATTTCGCAACAGTTTCAAAATCTCCATTATCTAAAGCATCGTTAATTAAATCTTCGATCTCTTTTCTTGACATTTCAGAATAGTCAACATCTTTAGTTTCTTGTGGTGTTTCATCATCGACTTCGGCACCTAGATTGTCTAATACGTCACCCATATCATCGTAACCAGTATCATCAATCATATCATCTAAACCTTCACTTGGTTCTTGATTGTGTAAATCTTTTAATGTTTTAATGACTTCTTTACATTTTTGACTACCTACTAATATTTCTTTCATAAATGAATGAAATTGTTTAGCTGGTAACTTACTTAATTCATGAAATAACCACTGTTTAATATCATAATCATCTGGATCAATACAATCTAAGAATTTTTCCCACATACCAGGACCTAATCTCATTCCCCATATCTCACCTTCTATTGTGTCAGCTTTTTCAATAACCTCAGTTTGTTCTTCAAAGTCTAAATGTCCATCAGCCCAATTAATCGCAGATAACTCTAAAGTCCCTTTAATAAGTTCGTGTACTAACAATGGGAATATCCAAGCTTTAGCTACTACGACAGGAATATCATCACCCTCCTCAATATCCACCTTTTCCATTTCCTCTTCTTCATCCTCATCTTCAGCTTCTTCAGCTTTTCTCCATTCAATTTTTTCAGAACCACCAGCACCACCAGCATCCATTGAACTTTCAGGTATAATCCAATATTGGAAATCAGCCAGTGACATAAGTTTACCATATAAAACCATAAGTCTCGGATTCAACGCATCTAATTCATCAGCAACCATATGAAATATATAATGTCCTTTTTTGGATGCTCCTTGCATTAATGCATTTAATATCCTTCTCTTATCTACTTCCATCTCCAACTCTTCCATCCTTTCAGCACTTTTTGGTTGTTTAGGGACATCAAAATCAGAATCGAAATCCTCATCTTCTTCCTCTTCATCATCACCAAAGTTTAAATCTGTACCTGGAGGGGATAAATTTGCTTCTAACATTTGATCAGGAATATCGAATTCTTCTGATACAATATCTACAGCTAATTTTTCTAAAGCGTCTTTATGGTTTGTTTCTATTTGTCCAACTTCTTGCATTATTGAAAACATCTCCGACATCATACGAGGATTAATACTCTCAACACCATGATATCTTTTTACTTTATTAATAATTTCTTTAAATCTTTTACTGGCTAATTTTTCAGAATAGTTTTGATTTTCTGATCCAGATGGTACGGATTTACTTTTACCATAAATGTGTTCACCACTTCTTAATTTTCCTTCAATATCTGGATTCATTCTCTCAGGATGTTGAGGGTCATATTCAATTGATTCTGTAAGTCTATTAGACCTAAATTTCTCTTTTAGAATTCTTTTTGTAACTTCGTTTATAATATTTTTCTTCATCATATTTTTTTATTGTCCGTAAATCCCAGTTGTCCACATCACCCAAGATTCTTTAGCTAACTTCTCAAATACCCTTTGTACGTTTCTAGTTTCCATATCACCATTACCATTTTCAATTCTTTTCAAAGCGGTTCTAATTAATATGTCTCTAATTTTTTGTTTATTATTTAATAAGTAGTTTATTATTCTTAATTGTTCTTCTAATAATTCTATTTCTGATTCATTATCATCTTCATAATCATCTTCATAATCATTTTTAAGTTCTTCAATCTGATATTCAATAGATTCGATGTCTTGTTTTTGACCATATAACCACCTTTCCATATCTTTTCTAGTCCAATTAAGTAATGGGTATGCGCCAAACATATTAAGGAGACCACTTTCTCTAATATATTCTAGATATCTCATCACATCTCTTCGACCATGATTATCCATTTCTTCTACAATCTGAGGACCTCTGTTTCTTTGGTCTCTTTGTTCTTTTACGATATCTTTTTTTCTTAATTTTTTAACTCCACCATTTTTTTTAAAATTAATATATTCCATTAATTCCCCTTTTTTCATTTTGGGGTTAGTGGATTCTTTTTTAACTTTTTCTGGTAAGTTTTTAAAGTTAGGGGTATCATCAGAAAATTCCTTAGCTCTATCACACCAGTCCCTTTCTTCTT